CCGAGATCTTGGGATGCCGTATGTCAGGTCATGATGTGACTTCATGTGGCAATGGCTTTACCAATTTGATCTTGGTTTTGACTGTTCTTGATGACGTAGGCGCGGAGGATGTTGCAGTCTGCGTTGAAGGCGATGATGGTATCGCAAGATTCCGCGGAGCTGTCCCTGGTGTTGATGCCTTTGCCTCTTATGGATTTGATATCAAGATGGAGGCATTTGACGACGTGTGTCGTTGTTGTTTTTGTGGCATCATGGCATCCAAAGAGACGATGCACAATTTGGTTGATCCGATCACCACTTTGCTCAAATTTGGATGGACCTTTTCTTTGGCTAGTTCATGTTTTGAGCGGATGTCATTGTTGCGGTCCAAGGCGTTGTCATTGTTGTGGGGCACTCCGTCATGCCCCATAATTGCCGCCTTTGCACGGCGTGTCTTGATGCTGACACGTTCCGTGTATGGCCACTTTGTGAGTACAGACAGGTGGCATGAGCAGTTTTTATTTTCGGATGTGGTTGATCGGGAACAACTTCCAGCCACCAACATTGAACATGCAGATCGTGTGTTGATGGAAGAGTTTTCTGGCATTGCTGTCGAGGAGCAGTTGATGCTGGAAGGCGAGTTTGGGGGAATGTTGCTTGGTCCGTTTCGCTCTGACTTGCTTACAACTCTTATCATGCGTCGTAGTGAATCCACAGTATGGGAGATGCTGTGGAAACGCTACGTCCGTGATCTGTAACTGATCCCTATGGAGTCGCCAACTTAATTCACCAAACGTAAGTGGCTAAGTCGCGGTTTGGCCGCGTAAAGGCCTAGAGACTGCACGGTGAGCCGGTCGTTGGCGATGTACAGTCCCGGTTCAAGGCACCGGCATTCCATACTTGTCTTGCCCACTTGTGTGTGAGTTGTTCACTCTCCATGTCGCGCGTTGCTCAGAAGGTCGCTGTGGGTGCTAAGACTGTTCTGCGAGCGGCGCGGCAGGTTGCAAAGATGGTGCCCGGGGCTCGTGCCTCAATTTTCCGTGCGCCTGCCTACCCTCTGCGCCAGTACATGCGCGGTTCTATGCCATCTACTTCTCGTCGTTTTTTCCGTGCGACGACTGCGATTCGGCCTGATAGTGGCGGTGGTGCTTTGAGTGTTCCACCTATCACTGCTGCTAGTGCTGCTGTGGCGTATGGTAGTGTTATTCGGGGTAGGATTTCTGCACCGGTTAGGGTTGCTCATCGTGAGGCTTTGGGTTCGGTTGTGAGCAAATCGACTGATGGATTGGTTCTTTCCGCACCCATTAATCCAGCGTGGGCGGGGACCTTTCCTTGGTTGGCTGATGTTGCCAACAATTTCAGCATGTACCGGTTTTTGAAGCTTGCTGTAGTATACATACCGGGGTGTTCTACTGCCCAGACTGGCACTTTGTGTGTTGCTGTTGATCCTGATCCAACCAAACCGGCGCCTTCATCAGAACTTGATGCTTCTTCTTTCCCTACCTCGTTTATTATCAACGTCTTCATGCCTGCTCGTCTGGATTTGAAGTCGTTGACTTCGCGCACTCTTTACACTCGTTATGGGAGTGCTGCCACCATTATGGACGTACGGTTGTGTGATTTGGGCAATCTGTACGCTTTCACGACGGGTGTTGGTACTGCTGTCACGTTGGGCCGACTTTATCTCGACTACGTTGTTGAGTTGCTCAGCCCTCGGATCAATCCTGAGTCTGGTCCTACCCCAACCTTTGCTGGTTACGGGTACATGGAGGATAAGAATGGTACTGGTCTGGGAACTGGTACTCCATTTGGCCAGACGGCTGACTACACTACCGGCGCCATGACTGTTGCTGGTTCCTTTGGTGTGCAGAATTTGACCATAGGCCAGGTGGCTTTTCAGCTTAATACTAATGCCACCGTTGTTTTCAACCAACCTGGTGTCTACGTTGTTGAGGCTTGTTTCCAAGGTACTGGACTCGCTAACTTTGGATACACCTTGTTCAATGCCACTCAGGTAGCACATACTGCTATGGTTGCTAACACAGCTGGG